TTTTTTTTAATTTTTTTTTTTTATCAATAATATTATTTTTAATTATATCTATTTCACTTTCTGTTAATTCATTTAATTGTTCTTTATATAATAAATTATATAACTTATTAAGTTTAATATTTAATAATAATTCTAACTCCGAAATTTTTACATTTATATTAATCTTAGAAATTTCATTTTCTTTATCAATGAAATAATTTTTAATTGTATCTATTTCACTTTCTGTTAATGTTTCATTACATTCATTACATTCATTTAAGTGGTCTTCATATAATAAATTATATAACTGATTAAATTTAATATTTAATAATAATTCTAACTCCGAAATTTTTATATTTATATTAATCTTAGAAATTTCATTTTGTATTAATTCATTTTCTTTATCATAATAATATTGATACTTTTTCTTTTCTATTTCTAGTTCTTCAACAGAAAAAAAAAATTCGTTTTTCATTTTTCTTACCTTTTCAAGATATTTTTCTTCATACTTTTCTTCATACTTTTCTTCATACTTTTCTTCTATAGATTCTTTTGTAGATTCTTTTGTAGATTCTTCTTCATTTTCTATTTCATCATAAAAGTCATTATTTACAATATAATAAAAAATACTTACATCATTTTTGTAATAAGTAGAAATAATAATTCCAATATATAAAAATATACATATATACAGCACAAAATTTTCATTTAATAAATTCATGTATTTATTCAATACATTCTTTTTAAGCATTTTCAAATGTTATTTGTTTTTTTCTCTCTTCAAATAGTATAGATATTTCTTTTTGTAGATTTGGAATTTTTATCAACTCATAATTTTTTTCTACTGCGTCTGGATGTAATCTTACCAAATACAAATCTGTAACCGTTTTTCCATATTTTTCTTCTAAAATTGCCTTGTATGTGTTTAATTGTAACGCATAGTGCCAAAAATTTGAATCTGGAATGTGGCATATTGATTCTGTTAAAGCATATCTATTAAAATAATTTACAGTTGAAATATCTTTTACTCTTTTCCAATCGTAAATAGATAATGTTCCATCCAAGTTTTCATAAACCATATCAATAGAACCTGCTATTTTCAGTTCATCATTAAAAATTGTCCATTCAGTTCTATACGGCTTTAAATATTGCGTGTCTTTTATAAAATTAATAAAGTACTGCCATTCTAATGCTTTTTCATCCGTTTCTGTATTTAAACTCATATAATGTTCATATAAATCTTTATGAAAATATTCTTGTGAAATTTTACTTTCATTCATAAAACATTCTATTTCAAAATGTAAATTTGTTCCAGCAACTGAAACCAAATTTTTGTTTGTATTCCATTTTTCTTTTATTTGTTCTGTAGTCATACCCCAATATTTATGACCTTCTTTCCAATTCTTACCTTTCATCATCTTAGCAATTATTATATCAGAATCAAAATGTGGAAAATGAGAATGATTCCATGATGTAACAGATGTATATTTTGTGTTTGGGTCACAAGTAATTGTATACTGGTGACCCTCTTCAAAAAAATTTATAAAATCATCATGCGGATGTTTGTTTCGTACTGATAACACTTTGTATAAAATTGATTTCATAATAATTTTTTCTTATAAAAATAATTATTACGACCTTATTTGTATCAATTTTATTTTATTACAAAAGTTTAAATTTGTAAAAGCCAGAATTGTGTAACACATTCCATTTCTTTACATCGGAAAATCTATGACCATACAGAACTGGTAGCATTATTGTACATGGACTGATTTGTTGTAAAAATGGTTGCGGTTATTGGAACAAAGATGTGAATGGTGCTACAAATATTTGGAACTTTCGGCATATTACATAATATAATATCTTTAACCCTTTCACCCCTGACACATTTTTAGTGTTTATTAATATTTATATTATTTTATTACTTATTATGGTAATAAAATAATTATATTTTTGTAGTATGCTAACAAAATAAATCGCCAATATTGGCGATTTACACACCTTCAGGCGTGAAAAAGTTAAGTTGTTTTATTATGTAAAATAATTGTATTAAACTATTTTTTTGATTAAAACAAAATGTTTAGCTATATTAATGGGGTATAATATAGAGGTTGCTTTTAATGTTTTGAAACAAAGTAATGTTCAAGAAATAGAGGACAAAATTATTAATATGGCTATTGATAATAATTGCAATTTTTATTATGATGATTTTGAATTTCAGACAAATATTAAGTTTCAAAGAAATCATTATGTAGTTACTATTAATTTTAATAATGATATTAATTATATTGTTAAATTTATCAAAAATATTAGAAAAATTAAAGGAACATACATTGAATCTATTTATGAAGATAAATCATCACAACTCCTTTACGCCTCACAATATTATACTACTCAAAATATGGATAAACATCTCGCAACAAAATACAAATTAAATAAAAGAGAACGCAGCTATTCTGAAGATGACACTATTATATTAAATACAATTACACCAACTAAAAAATATAATTAAAGTGTTCTTCTTGTAAGTTTTTTTTTTAAAGAGAACGGTTTTAACTTTGAAAAAGGTACACGATTTTTTAATGATAATGTTTTTGGTTTTCTATTTACTTTTAAGGTAATATGAGAACGGGGTTTTGTGTTATAATGTCTATTTGTCATTTTTTTTTTCAACTCTAATGGATAAATTAATTCTTCATTAGGTAAAGGACTTGAAATGTGTGTGTATATTTTCTCTCTAGGAGTTTTAATAGGAGTATAATTATCTATTAATTCTAAATTAGGTTCAGCAAAATGAACTTTTTTTTGTTGTTTGTGATAACTTTGAGGTTTTTGATAAATTTGAATAAATTTTGGATTACATATTGTTCTTTTTGAAAAAAAATCATTTTTTAGTCTTTTATCAATTGATTGTTGAACTATTGGTATATTCAATAATTCAGACAATTCATTATTATTCATTTTTAAATTTATGTGTTTATTATTATTATTATTATCACGAATATCCAATGACAAATTTGCTGTTTCACCGTCATAATCCGCATCCCATTTCATTTCATTTACAGAATTATAATTATTATTGTGAATAAATGTTTGTGTTGTACCTCTATTTTTTATATAAGTATCTAACATTTCTTATATAGAAAATAAATATTATTTTTTTGTAAATTTATATAAACAATGGAGTTGAATTTTACCGAATTTGACGATTTAGAAGAAGAAACTAACACACACTACGATAAAACACAAATACAATCATCATCTCAAAAAAATATTCTAGATTCTACAAAAATTTTAAAATCCTCATTTAAAAAACATAATATTTCATTTGATGAAATTTTACAAAAAATGAATTTAAAAGTTAATAATGAACAATTAGAATATATATCAAATACAAAAAATCTACCAAATGAACCTATTAAAAAAAATATTAAGTTCAATGATGTAATTGATCAACAAACTAAAAATAGTTATATTTACAATAAATATTTTAAGGATTACAAAGACCCTAATATAATTAATGAACCCAAACCACTTATGACACGAAAGGATTATATTATTAAAAAAGTAAAGGATTATATTAATTACAAGAATGAAATGTTGGCGGTTTCACGAATAAAATCTACTAAATTACTATTTACCAATAACAATAATCATTTAATACACTCCAATAAAACTCTACAAAATACATCATTTGTTAATTCTAATTATTTGTTTAGAGCAAGGCACATGTTAAATGCCGACTTTATAGGCAAATAAACAAATTTAAAATGCGACAGCTACCGATTTATCATCATTTGAAAATCAAATTTTAGGATGTATTTAGTAGAGTTACTTTATTGTGTAAAAGGCGTAAGGTTTAAAAAAATGTAAAAACTTGAACAATGTATTTATTTTATTATAATTATATATAAAGATTATTAATGGAATATTTTTGTAAATTAGTAGGTTTATATAAAAGTAATTTATTTGTACTATGTAATGACATATATAAAGATTTTAGAGATAGATATTATGATATTGATAATACAGGTAAAATAATTAAAAATATTTGTTTAGATAATTTAATTACTAATAAAAATTTGTTTCCTATTATTGGTTTTCATTCAACAGATAATAGGGCTTTACCACATATATTTGAGGATGGTTTTGATTCTCGGGGAAAAAATAGAATTAATTTAGATGAAGATAATCCTATGATAGCTGAATTTACCATATTGTTTCAAAAAAATTATGAAGCAATAGATTGTAATGACGAAATATCAAAAGTTACTTCATCATATTTATCAATAGCTAATGGTATCTTAAGAGAATATAGATTAATGAAAGAACAATATAGAAAAGATAATGGTCTAGATGATAACAGTTTATATGAAGATAGTAACAATTTAAATAATAAAAATGATAGTAATGAATATGATAGTAATGAATATGATATTGACTATTTAAATAATGAATATGATAACATTTTTAATGCTGCGTCTGATATAAATAATGGTAATACAAATGTTTTTTCGTTTCCATTAATAGTATGTTGCTTTACAACAAATGGTAGATTAAAAATATCTCAAGGATGGATAAGTTCATTTTCTGTTCCAAATACAAATATACATATTATAGGTTATTATGAAATATTTGTAAAAAATACAGAATATCTAAAAAGATATTTAATATCAAAAGAATATTCTTTAATACATAATTTAGAATATACATTTAAATTTCACGAAGATGATTTAGCGAATCCATTTTCAAAAAAGTATGTATCTACGAATTGTGACAAATCTTATAAAGTTATACCAGATTGTATAGGTGTTGTAAAAGGATGGAGTAAAGATAATATTTATGGTGATTTACGAAGAATTGATATAAATAATGACACAATCACAATAAATGGTGAACCAACCACTTTTGGAAGTTATAATGATAATAGAATTGATAGTGAAAAAGAAAATGGAGAAAGAGAAAATAGAGGAAAAGAAAATGAAAAATTAAATGGAGGAAAAAGGAAAAAAATAATAAAAACAAGAAAAAATAATAAGAAACAAAAAATAAAAACAAGAAAAAATAAAAACAAGAAAAAATAAAAAGTATAATAAATATATAATAATAGTATAGAATTAAATTAAGAGGTTTATAAAGACTAACCAACTTGTCGTTGCTGTAAATTAAAATTATAATTTTTTCATATCATTATCAGAATGATTTTTTGTATAAATATTACAATGAACATTTACATCCATATCTGAAATATCAGAATCAGAACTTTTATAAGTTAATTGTATTGTATTTGGTTTATCATTTGGTTTATCATTAAAAATATGTAAGTTATTTTTATAAATATCTTCATTTGAATAAAAATAATTATTATTTATTTTTTTATTTTTATTTTCATTATTAAATTCATCATTAGATTCACAATTTAATTCATTATTTGTTGTATTTAAATTAAATTCACCTTTTTCTAATTTATCGTGTATGTTTTCACTTAATTTTAAATTTTTTTTTAATAAAGTATTTGTTTTATTTAAAAAATTATCAAATTGTATTATAGTTTTTTCTTTATCATTTGCTATAAAATATGGATCTAAAATTGATCTTAAAAAGTCATTTATTTCTCTCGGATCTTTTGTATTTATACAATTTCCACACAAAAATATTCTTCTGAACCAACTATTTTTTACAAGCTCTGCATTTTCCATTTCTTTCACAAACATTTCATCAATTAATGAAAACGCTGATTTTAATATCAATACTTCTTTCAAATTTTTATTTTTTTCATCATAAAGTTCTTTAATTTTATGCTGAAGAGATACTATCATACTTTTATTTTTATTTTTTTTTTTTTTTTTTTTTTTT